GTGATCGTCTTTTCTCTCTAGGGTCCGAGATTTGATCAACGCATAATGCCTGGTCAGGGGCCTGATCATTTATGCAGGACCGGCCTGCATAGATCGTTATGGTATGAATAGTGATCTTTATCCGCATATTCATGCGCATGATCATTCACTCGTTTGCATAGATCCAAAGTCCTGTATGAATATGCAAGGGTCCGTTTGATCACCCACACAAAGGGCGGTACATAAAACCGCTGTGCGGCCGTCTGACGGCCTGGACCCCCCTCCCCGGTACCTTCTATCCGGGGGTAAGATCAAGAGCGTTTCCGCTGGTCAGGGTACTGATCGCCTTTGAAGATCCAATAGGTGATCCAGAAGACCCCGTATGGCCATGCATACTCAGGACCGGGCCCGCAATCCGATCAACGGAGGTCAAGCCATGCCCGGACTGGGAAGTGACTTCGATATCGCCTGGGGGATCGCCCCCGTCAACCTGGCGACCGGTGCGAACACCGGCATGCGCCAGTACCTGGGTGGGCTCCGGGAAGTGGGCGTCCTGTACCTGGGTGCCGCTGGCGCGGCGGCGGAGCCTCCCGTCCTGACCCTCCGCCAGCACACCGCGTCCACCGGTGGATCTTCGGCCAACTGGGCCGTGGTCACGGAGTTCTGGCGCAAGAGCGAAGCGACCCTGGACAACGACGAAGGCTGGAGCTACCAGACCCAGGCCGCCGCCGCCACGGTCACCGGCCAGGCCCAGGTGGAACAGATGATCTACTTCGCCGTGAAGCCCACCCAGCTCACGGCCGGGCCGTACATGAGCGTGGACATCGCGGACGCCGGGACGGGCCCCATGCTCGGAACCGTGATCTACATCCTGGGAGGCATGGACACCAGGGACCTGGGTCAGAACATGCCCATCCCGCTCCGCTGATCGCAGCGCGAAGGCCCGGCACCGTGGGGGTGGTGCCGGGCCTTTCGTGATCCAGAGATCAAGACGGCTGGGGTCTGTTCGCCGAAGAAGTATCCCCGGCCTACGCACCTGGACCGCTGGCCAGGTTACGGGGCGGCGCGCTCATCAGCAGGCGGATTACGGTCTTCGAAGAGGTGGCGGACGTACAGCCCGCCATTCGTGATCACTGAGTCCACGTACTTCGCGCCGTCCGGGATGGGCTCCGTGGTGTCGAAGACCCGGAACCAGCGGACTCCCAGGTCCGGCCGGTGCCAGGAGTACAGCTCCACGGGGTCGGAGCGCCGGGCCGCGATGAAGAAGGGCGTGGACGCGTGCTTCACCGGGTGCCACAGCCCGTCCACGGGGACTTCGTTCAGGTCGATCGTCTGAGGGCCGCTCATGGGGCCAAGCTACCCTGATCGCCATGACGACCCCCATTGTCGACTGGGTCAAGGATCCGGACGCTGACCTGGACTGGCACTTTGACTGGACGGACTGGCTGGACGAAGGCGAAGCCATCAGCGCGTCCGTCATGACCCCCTCCGCCGGGATCACGATTCACGACGCCGGTTTCAGCTCTACGGACACCGTGGTGTGGGTGGCCGGGGGCACGGTGGGTACCGTCTACACCGTGGCGAACAAGATCACCACTTCCGTGGGCCGGGTGGACGAACGCACGATCAGGATCCGGGTCAAGAACCGGTAGCGGAGGAGACAGATCATGGCTAACTTCCGGATCGCCACGGCCATCCGAAACTCCCTGGCGGACGCCCTGGACGACGCGTGCAACTCCGGCGCCAGCGCGGCCACCATCAAGATCTACGACGGTAGCCAGCCCGCCAACGCCAACACGGCTGTCAGCTCCCAGACGCTCCTGGCGACCTTCACCCTGGACGACCCGGCGTTCGGCGCGGCCAGCTCCGGAGTGATCACACTGGGGGGAACGCCCCGGAGCACCACCGGCGCGGCGGCCGGTACTGCCACCTGGGCCAGGTGTGAGTCCAACGGCTCCGGCAACGTAGGAACGATCTTCGACTGTGACGTGACCGGCACCGGCGGCGGCGGCACGATCCAGCTCAACACCACCACGGTCTCCGTGGGCGTGAACCTGTCGATCACGTCCGGCACCGTGACCATGCCCGCTGGCTGACGTTTTACCAGGTCAGAAGGGTTAAGCCGTGCCCATTGCCTTCGGAACGTCCACCACGGCCACCGGCAACAACGTCACGACCACCGTGATCACTAAGCCCTCCAGCACGGCTGACGGGGACATGTTGCTGTTGGCCATCCTGGTCTCTGAGTCCGTGGGGGTCACCCCCACCGTGACCGGCTCCTGGACCCAGAAGGTCCGCCAGGACATGGTGGCCACCGGAGACAACCAGGACAGCACGCTGATCTTGTACTACCGCCGGGCCAGCTCCGAACCGGCGGACTACACGATCACGTGGGACGGAACGTACGGCAACTACGGTGCGGCCCACATCCTCCGGTACACGGGCGTGACCAAGAGCGGGGACCCCTTCAGGACCACGAACGTGGCCACCAGCGGAGCGTCCACCACGGCCGGGCCCGTAGCCTCCGCCGCGCTGACCGGAGTCCAGGCCACTGACCTGGCCGTTCACTGGTCCGGGGCGTGCCTGTCCAGTTGGAACGGAAACGATCACAACCCAGCCGGGCCCGGGGGCTCCTGGGTGGAGCGCGGGGAGATCGTGGCCACGGCGGCCACGTCGACACCCAGCGTGATGGCCGTGGAGCAACTGGGGGTGGGCACGGCTCCCTCGTTCTCCGCCACCGGCACCGGGACCGCACTGGTCTGGAACTTCATCGCTGGCGCGCTGATCGCTGATCAGGGTGTCATCGGACGGCCTAACATCGTGTCCCAGGCGGTAGGCCGGGCTTCTCTCAGGTAGGAGTGATCATGGCGGCACTTGATCCAACCCGTTACCCCCTCATGTGGATGGACGGCCAGTCGGACCGGAGCGCGCTCTACGCACTGCGGGACATCAGCACCGGTGACACCTGTGACCTGGAGGCCCAGTTCAACATCCTGAAGCGCGGCGCGCTGGTCGGGACCACCGTGGCCGGTGCCGTGTCGGCCAGCGTCTCCGGCACCGTGGTGACCATCCCGGCCGGTGTGAGCCGGGACGGCGCCTACCTGCTGGTCTTCGGGGTGGCGAAGTAGCCCATGGCCCTCTTCATCGCGTACAACGCGGCCCTTGACGCTACGACCGGCGTCACGGCCGGTACGTCGTACGCCACCGGGGCGAAGGTGGCCATTCAACTGGCTCCGCCGTCCGGGTCGGACATCCGGCTTGTGGAGTGGGGGATCAGCTTCAACGGCAACGCGGCGGGGACCCCGGCCGTCTGCACCCTGGCTCAGGCATCCGCCGCGTCCACCTGCTCCAGCGCGCACAGCACTTCCACGATCAAGGCCATCGGTGACCGGAACAAGACGTCCACCCTGTCCATGGGCACGACGACCAGCGGGTACGGCAACGGCGCCATCACGTCGAACACGACGGAGAAGGAGTTCGGGGCGGCCTTCGTGGGGCCGACCAGCCAGTATGAGAAGCAATTCCCCCTTGGCCGGGACTACGTGGTGGACGGAGCGAAGTTCTGCCAGCTCCGGATCAACACGGCGGCCACCTACACGGCGCTGGCGTACATCATCTTCGAAGAGATCTAGGTCTGGAGGGGCCATGGCACGTCTTGGCCGGGCCCATCCAGCCGGGTCCTACGTCACCCAGCAGGTCCAGGGACAAGCGGCCACCCCGGTGTCCGGCACCCTGGACGGAAGCCTGTCCGCGCTCACCGGCTCCGTGTCCGGAGAAGCCACGATCACCGTGCTTCCGGCGGGGACGCTCCCGGCCTTCACGGGCTCCTTCAGCGGGACCATGGTCAACGAAGGCACCGTGGCGGGGACGCTCCCGGCCTTCACGGGCGATATCGACGGAGAAGCGTCCATCAGCGCCACCCTGGCCGGGACGCTCCCGGAGCTGACCGGATCCCTGGCCGCGTCGGTCACGGTGACATCTGATCTGGCCGGATCACTGTCCGCGCTCACCGGTTCCGTGTCGGCCACGGCCAGCGCGGACGCCACTCTGGCGGGGACCATCCCGGCCTTCACCGGCTCCTTCAGCGGCGGAGCCACGTCCGACATGAACGCCGTTCTCCCGGCCCTCACGGGCTTCTTCCAGGGAGCCGTGACGGACTTCATGGTGGCTACCCTCCCGGCCCTGGAGGGAGGCACCTGGACCGGCTCCGTGACCGTTGCCGGGGACCTGGCCGGGACGCTCCCGGCGTTCACCGGGGATCTGGACGGGGAGCTGAAGGTGGAAGCCGTTCTGGCCGGGGTGATGCCGTTCCCCACCGGCCCGATCAGCGTGGAGGCCACGGTTTCCGGCACAGTAGGCGGAACCATCCCTTCCTTCACGGGGTCCCTGTCGGTAACGGCCACGGCTACGGCGGACCTGGGGGGCACCCTGCCCAGCCTCACAGGTGCTGTCTCCGTGGCCGCCTCAGCGGAAGCCACGATGGCCGGAAGCCTTCAGCCGCTCACCGGATCCGTGGCCGCCGCCGCCACTGTCACGGTCGCCCTGTCGGGCACGCTCCCCGCCCTGTCCGGGGCCCTGACGGGTACCGTCGCACTCCCCGGAAGCCTGAACGGGCAGATCCCCGCGTTCACCGGCTCCATAGCCGGGACGGCCCAGATCACCGGGGAATTCAACGGGGACATCCCCCAGTTCACCGGTGCGATCTTCACGCATACCCGGATCGTCGGCGCGCGTGTTGTCGTGATCCCCAGGGAGGACCGGACCCACCATGTCTGATGATCAGTACGACAACCCGCTTACTGTGAAGATCCCGCCGGAGTCGCGGACCCTGTACGTCCTGCGGGAGGACCGGGTCATGGAGATCCTTCCGGAGGACCGGACGCACCGGGTCGAACTGGAGGAGCGATGACCGAAGACCAAGATCCGTTTGACGACGTGGACGACCTGGTGGACAGTCCGGCGGAGTGGGACGGTCCCATGTCACCGGAGGAGTTCATGCGGGTGATCGCCACCGGGACGCGGCTGGAGAAGCTGTGCGCCATGCGTGACCGGGTGGCCCAGATGCTGGCCTACGCGGATGCCGGGCCGGACGTGTCGTCCCTGGCGCTCCGGCTGGGGAACCTGCTGGACCAGATCGACGCCACTCCGGATCCGTCGGCACTGCCCCAGCACGATTCGGACAACCCGCCGGTGGACTTCCTGGAGGCCATGCGGTCGAAGCGCGGGACCAAGGAAGCACCCCGGCGCCAGAACAGCTCCGGCCGCCGCCGGAGGAGCAACCGGTGAGCGTCGAAGGCCTGGTTCTGCCTGCTCTGGGTGACCAGGAGCCCAACATCCTGACCCACCCTCCCCGGATCGGCACGTACGGCCAGGAAGCCGTGGAGCTGGCGGCCAGGGCCGGTCTGAACCCGGACCCCTGGCAGTCCCTTGCCCTGGACAACATGCTGGGCTACCGCCAGGACCACACCTGGGCCGCCTTCGAAGTGGGCCTGATCACCGGCCGTCAGAACGGCAAGGACGGGGTGCTGGAGGCCCGGGAGCTGTGGGGCCTGTTCCTGTCGCCGGACGACGAACTGATCATCCACTCCGCCCACCTCTTCGACACGTCGATCAGGCACTTCAACCGGATCTTGTCGCTGATCGAAGGGTGCCCTGACCTGGACCGGTATCTGTCGGCGCACCGGGGCCGGGTGGCCCGCTCCCACGGCGAAGAGGGGATAGAGATCTACCGGGACGGAGCGCTGAGGGAACTCCGCTTCCGGACCAGGACGAAGGGCGGCGGCCGTGGCTGGTCGTGTGACTGCCTGATCCTGAACGAAGCCATGATCCTGGAGGGCGTCACCGTGGGTGCGATTCTCCCCACCTTGTCGGCCGTCCCCAACCCCCAGGTGATCTACGCAGCATCCGCCGGGAACAAGGACTCCACGGCCCTGGGCCGGGTCCGATCCCGTGGTCTGGGGGCCCAGACGAAGTCCGGCTTCCGGTACGCCACGGATCCCCGGCTGTGCTTCATGGAGTGGTCGATCACACCCTGTTCGGAGTTCTGCCCTCCGGACTGCGAAGACCATGATCAGATGCCGTTCCGCTTCGACCCGAAGATGCCGGAAGACGTCTACCGGCGGAAGCTGTCCCGGCTGGCCGCCAGCTATGCGAAGGCCAACCCGGCCTGGGGCATCCGGATGGGCGGCCTGAACAACCCGGAGAAGTCCTGGGAGCACATCGAATCCGAACGACGGATCATGGACCCCGATCAGTTCGAAAAGGAGCGGCTGGGCATCGGTGACTACCCGGTGGACTCCGACTCCTGGCTGATCATCAGCGAACTGTCCTGGAAGACCGCGTGTGACGTGGCCAGCCTCCCGGACAGCCCGCTGGCCTTCGCGCTGGACCTGAGCCCGGACCGCAAGACCGGCGCCATAGTGGTGTCCGGCTGGAACGAAGAGCACAAAGCCCACGTGGAGATCACCGGACGGGACGTGATCGACCACCGGCCCGGCGCCGGTGACCGGTGGATGGTCCCCCGGATGGTAGAGCTGTACAAGACCTGGTCACCGGCTTGCATCGTGATCGACAAGGCCACCCAGGCCGGGACACTGATCAAGGAACTGAAGGATCTCCTGATGGCCCCGGTGGTCCCGGCCAAACCGAAGGATCCCTCCGGCGCCGGGCTGACGAAGGACCAGGTGGACGAACTCCTGGTCCATCCCACGGCCCGGGAGTACGCGCACGCGTGTGGCTGGTTCGCTGGAGCTGTCCAGCCCCCGCGCGGACAGAAGCCCGTCCTGGTCCACCGTGACCAGACCGGCCTGAGCGCGGCCGTGGCCGGTGCCTGCAAGCGGGAGCTGGCGGACCTCTGGGCCTGGGACCGCAAGTCGGCCGTGGTGGATCTGACCCCCCTGGTGGCTGCCACGAACGCGGCCTGGGGACTTCGTGAACACGGGGACGTCGAAGAGGCGTCCGAACCCTGGGTGGTGGTCCGATGACGCGGCGGGAAGCTCTGATGGTCGTCCTGGCCGGAATGGCTATGATCGCGGCGGGACTGACATGGATCTACGGGCCATGGGCCCTGGTCGGCACGGGAGTCGTGCTGGTGATCGGCATTCCCGCCCTGCTGGATGAGCAACCGGGGAAGGTGAAGACGGATGCCTAAGCTGTGGCGCTCCCTGACCGGCCGGACGGACACCCTGGAAGTGGAGCGCGCCGACCCTGAGCTGAGCATGGATTCATGGCTCCAGATGTTCGGGTTCGGCGGCCTGAACTACATGCTGTCCGGCACGTCGGTGAGCCAGGACCGGGAAGCGATCGAAAACAGCTTCATCGGGTACATCAACGGCCTGTACAAGACGGACGGTGTGGTCTTCGCGTGCATGGAGGCCCGGCGCTCCCTCTTCACGGAAATGCGCTTCCAGTGGCAGCGGATCAAGAACGGCCGCCCCCTGGATCTCTTCGGGACGCCGGAGCTGGCGATCCTGGAGACCCCCTGGCCGAACGGCACGACCGGAGAACTCCTGTCCCGCGCGATCCAGGACGTGGACCTGACCGGCAACCACTACGTGGTGCGGGAGCGGAACCGGCTCCGCCGTCTCCGGCCGGACTGGGTGGAGATCGTCCTGAGCGCTCCTCCGGCGGAGGCCGTGGAGTCGGACGTGGTCGGGTACATCTACTGGCCCGGCGGGATCCACAACTCCCCGGAGCGGGCCAAGATCTACACCCCCGAAGAGATCGCGCACTGGTGCCCCATCCCGGACCCGGAGGCCCAGTACCGGGGGATGTCCTGGCTCACCCCGGTGATCCCGGAGATCCTGGCCGACAAGGAAGCCACGGAGCACAAGGGGAAGTTCTACTCCAACGCGGCCACTCCGAAGCTGGCTGTCTCCCTGAAGGAGACCGTCACGAAGTCCCAGTTCATGGACTTCATGACGGCCTTCGACGCGGCCAACGGCGGCATTGAGAACGCGTACAAGACCATGTACCTGGGTGGCGGAGCGGACGTATCGCTGATCGGCGCCAACATGGTCCAGATGGACTTCAAGAACGTCCAGGGTGCCGGGGAAACCCGGATCGCGGCGGCGGCCAGGGTGCACCCCGTGATCGTCGGTCTGTCGGAGGGTATGCAGGGGTCCAGCCTGAACGCCGGTAACTACAAGACCGTGAAGGAGTCCCTGGGAGACCAGACGCTGAGGCCGTTGTGGCGCTCTGTGGCCGCCGCGTACCAGACGATCCTGTCCCCTCCCCGGCCGCTGGGTCAGCCCGCGCTCCCCGGTACCGTCCGGCTCTGGTACGACGACCGGGACGTTGCGTTCCTGCGTACGGACCGCAAGGACGAAGCGGAGATCCTGAACGCTCAGGCGGAGACGATCTCCAAGCTCATCACGGCCGGGTTCGAGCCGGACAGCGTGGTGAAGGCCGTGACCACCGGCGACATGTCGGAGCTGAAGCACTCCGGCCTTGTCTCCGTCCAGCTCCTTCCGCCGGGGGAGTCCGGCACCACGGTGGACGGGAGTCCTCCCGCCGGGGGACTGAAGCCCCCCGCTCCGCCCAACGGCACTCCGGCGAAGGGGACCAACGTCCCGTCCCAGCCGAAGGCACTTCCGGCCGGGGGTGGTGACGGGGCCCCAAAAGTTCCGGCTAGGCACGGGAACAAGGGAGACCCCGGATACTCCCTGCTCCATCCCGGCGCCGGTGGCGGGAACGGAATCGGGATCAGTACGAAGGACCACCTGAACGAAGGTGAAGAAATGGTCCTCCGGGAAGACCTGGACCGGGCCTGGGCCCAGGGCTACACCCCGAAGGAGTACAACGCGTACACGGACCCCGGGTCCCACGACTACGACGAAGACGACGAACTGGGGGAGGGCGAGACCTCAGCGGTCGACTATGAGGGCCTGGGCCGGTTCTACGCGTCCAATGGGGACTGGTTCGGCAACTTCGAGGGATCGCGCGCCACGCGCCGGGCGGCCAACGAACTGGTGGGTCTTGACCAGGGGAATCACGATCTCCTGGTGGGCGAAGGGGAGTCCAGCCAGTACACCCGGGCCGGGGCCTTCGGAATGCTGATGTCCCTGGCCACGTCGAAGCCCTACGCCGGGGAAATGTACCGGGGGAGCTGGTATGAAGGGGCTGACCCGGCGGAGCTGGAAGCGGCCTTCCGGGACCAGGGCTCCATGGACTTCTCCCTGGTCAGCTTTACGAACAGCCAGGGTGTGGCCGACTACTTCGCGGACCCGGAGTTCTACGGCAAAGACCGGGGCGGATCACAGGGCGGGACCCAGGTGATGTTCACCCTGGAGCCGGGGGCCCAGGGGATCATGGGTCGGCGCTTCAACTCCGACATGAAGGCCGGAGACCCGGGAGAAGAGCTGTACGACCTGGACGAAGACGACCCTGAGATCATCCACGACATGGACCCCGATCACGCTCGCGAATATGTCACCGGCGGCCGTATGAAGATCAAGTCTGTGAAACGGGACGGGGATACGATCTCTGTCACCCTCACCCAGGAGTTCACCTACAACCCGGTGACCGGGAGGACGACCCCGTGAGCGTGGATCTGTACAGCGGTTTGGCCGGGACGATCAGCGCTCCACGGCCGCACATCAAGCCCCAGGCGAAGAAGCCTGTGAAGAAGACCCCGAAGGGGGGCTGACCATGCCCGATGGGATCGATCCGATCAGTGGCCCCCCGGCGCGTCTGCCGGTGTCCGTCTGCCGGAGCCAGCCGGAGCTGGGTGAACTCCGGGCCAGCGCGTCCGGCGCGGCGCGGACCATGGAGGGCCACTTCTCCGCGTTCGAGAACTTCTATGAGATCAACTCCGCCTTCGAAGGCCACTTCATGGAGCGCGTCTCTCCGGGGGCCTTCAAAAAGACCTTCCAGGACAACGCGGCCAGGAAGAACGCGGGCGGAAAGATCAAGGTTCTCCTGGAACACGGTCATGACCCCACGGTGGCGGACAAGCCCCTGGGTGTCCCCAAGACCCTGGAAGAAGACGGCCAGGGAGCCCGGTACGAAGTGGAACTCCTGGACACGTCGTACGTCCGGGACCTGATCCCGGCCCTGGAGGCCGGAGCGTACGGATCCTCCTTCCGCTTCAAGGTCATGATTGACGAGTGGAACGAAGCGCCGGAGAAGTCGTCCCGCAATCCCCAGGGGATCCCGGAGCGGACGATCAAGGAAGTCCGCGTCATGGAGTTCGGGCCGACCATGTACCCCGCCAACGGGGAGGCCACGGCCGGGCTCCGGTCCACCACGGATGAGTACTACGCCGGACTGAAGCGCCGTCGGCCGGAGGAGTTCGCGGAAGCGCTCAGGAGCGCCACGGAGACCCGCCAGGAGCTGGCTGAAGCCCAGCGCCGGGGTATCGATGAACGGGCCGCACAGGAGCGCACAGACCGTGTGGCGGCCATCGTGGCCGCTGGCTTCACGGCCCAGCAGGCGGAGGCCGCCGTGTCGGCCACGGACGCTCCGTCCAGCGCTACGGAGATCATCCAGGAACTCCAGCGGCTCCAGGCCGAAGAGCAGGGTGGCGCGATCACCTATGCTGGCGCTGATCAAGGCACCCCCACCGGGGCCGCCAGCACCCCCACCGGGGCCGCACCCAGCACTACCGGGGAGCCGCGTACGCACTCCACGGGTTCCGTATCCGGATCGGGCACGAACAGGAGCGATGCCATGCCCGTAGAGAACCAGCCCGCCGGTGGGACCGGGGGCGATCTCACGATGACCGTGGAGGAGCGCCAGACTCGCCAGGGTGACATTCAGCGTCGACTGAATGAACTGGACGCTGAGTACAACGGCGCGGCCCTCCCCCAGGAACGCCAGACGGAGTGGGACACCCTGTCGGCGGAGTTCGATGAGCACACCGGCCACATCGCGGCGGCCGTGGCGCGTCAGCAGAGGATCGCGGCCCTTTCGGGCGCCGGGTCCAGCGAAGGCGGCACCCCGTTCAACGGAGCCCCGGCCTTCAACCAGCGACGGTCCACCACGGACATCTACGACCTGACGGCCATCCGCCGGGACTCCCGCTCCATGGACGACATGATCGCCCGTACCCGGGAGAACGCGTTCCGCGCGATCGAAGAGCACCACTACGACAACGCGCCCGACCAGGACGCGGTCCGTGCCCGGATCGATCACCTCCTTCGCACCGTGGACAAGCGGGACGGCGACCTTGCGCGCCGGATCCTGGTCACCGGTACGGAGCTGTACGACCGGGCGTTCGGCAAGGCATGCCTGGCGCTCAACACCCACGGCCTGTCCAACGAAGAGCGTGCAGCGCTGGCCGTCGGCACGACTACGGCTGGTGGCTTCGCGGTCCCGTTCAGCCTGGACCCGACCGTGATCATGACCAACAACAGCGTGGTCAACCCGGTGCGCGCCGTCTCCCGTGTGGTCACGATCACCGGGAAGCAGTGGCAGGGGATCACCTCTGCCGGTATCTCCGTCGCGCGTGCGGCGGAAGCGGCTGAGGCCAGCGACAACGCGCCGACGATCGCACAGCCCACGGCGACTCCCACCCGTGTCCAGGGCTTCGTCCCCTTCAGCTTCGAAGTGGACCAGGACTGGACCCAGATGCGGTCCGAACTGGGCATGATGTTCGATGAAGCGAAGGACGTGGAAGAGGCGACAGCCTTCACCACCGGCTCCGGCGTGGACCCGAACCCGGAGGGCTTCATCACCGGTATCCGCGCGGTAGGCGGATCGCTGGTGGCGCTGGCCGCCGCCGGAACGCTGGCCGTCGGGGACCTGTACAAGCCGGTCAACGCACTGCCCCCGCGCCACGTCGCCAACGCGTCGTGGATGGCCAACAAGGGCGTGTACAACCTGGTCCGCCAGCTGGACACGGCCGGTGGCGCGAACCTGTGGGCCCGGCTGGCCGAAGGCCGTCCGGCGCGTCTGGTCGACTACCCGGTGTACGAAGCGTCCGCCATGGCGAACGGTTCGGACCTCACCACGGCGAACATCAGCCTGGCCGTTCTCGGGGACTTCAAGAAGTTCCTGATCGTGGACAGGGTCGGTATGTCCGTGGAGCTGATCCCCCACCTCTTCGGCGCCACGAACCGGTTCCCGACCGGACAGCGCGGCCTGTTCGCCGTGTGGCGGAACACGTCGAAGGTGCTGGACCCCAACGCCTTCCGCCTGCTGGAGACCAGCTAAGGAATCCCTTGCCCGGCCCTGAACGGGGGCCGGGCACTGGGGACTCAGGGAGGAAGGAATCATGGCCGAAGGCAAGATTTTTGTGGCCATCCAGGACGGGCTGTGCCAGCTCCCGGACGGGAACTACGTGACCTTGAAGACCGGGGTCACCCGGGTCCGCGAAGGCCACCCGCTCCTGAAGGGGCGCGCGTCCATGTTCAAGGAACTGGACGTCCACTACGAACTGGAGGACGCCCGGTCGGCGCCGGAGTCGAAGAAGGTCGTCCCGAAGGCGGAGGAACCGAAGGCGGAGGGCAAGCCCGCCGGGCTCACCTCCGACGACGCCCCTACCGCCCCCCAGCGCCGTGGCCGCCGGGTAACGAAGACGGGCGACTGAGCCCATGGCGAACACCGTGCTGAACGTGTCGGCCGACGATCCGAACTTCACCGTGATGGGGTCGGCGGCCAGGATCGCCACGCCCGACACGGTGGAAGTGGTGGTGGACCGCCGGGGCTTCGGGATCCGGGGTCTTCTCCTGGTCGTAGACGTTACGGCGATTGATGCCAGCCCGTCCGTGGTGGTCATGGTCCAGGGCGTGGACAGGACGTCGGGGAAGCTGTTCCCGGCCAGCCCCGGCATCCTGTCGTCCGCCGCGATCGTGGCCACCGGAACGACCACCATGAAGATCGGGCCGGACCTGGCCGCCGCCGCGAACGTCACGGCGCTGGACTACCTACCGCCCGTCTTCCGGATCACGGCGACGCATGCGGACGCGGACTCCATCACGTACTCAATCGGCGGAATGATCTTCTGAGAGGGGAGGTGCCGTGGGCGCCATCGGTGATCCGTATCTGGAACTGGCGGATCTGAAGCGGTACCTGTCCATGGAGGACGACAGCCGGTTTGACCAGGAGCTGACGGAAGCTATCGCGTCGATCACCAAAGAGATCAACCGGCATTGCAACCGTCAGTTCAACAAGGCTCCTACGGCCAGCTGGCGATCTTTCCCGATCAGGTACGCCAGCTTCGTGGACACGGCCGACTTCTGGGACGACCCCACGGAGATCCAGATCTCCAGCGCGCCGGACGTGGCGGGGACCGTGCTGACGGCCGGTAGCTACGTCCTGGAGCCGCTGGACGGGATCGTGGACGACGAACCCGGCTGGCCCCGGTGGAAGCTGAAGCCCACGGCCAACGGGGTCCGGCTGATCCCCGGAATGTACCTGCGGATGAACGCTCCGTGGGGCTGGGAGTCCGTCCCGGCGGACGTCGTCCAGTCCGGGAAGATCATGGCTGGTGCCACCTTCCAGATCAAGGACGCACCCTTTGGGGTGGCCGGGTCCGATCAGTGGGGGACGATCCGGGTCCGGGACAACCAGATGGCCGTGAACAAGCTGAACCGGCTGGTCAAAGACCGGATTCTGGTGGGGTGACCGATGGCGACACTGGGTGACATCAAGGACGCGCTGGACCGGACCGTGGAGAACCGAATTCCCGGGATCAAGGGGTACGGGGACATCACGGACGTGACCCAGGTCCCGGCCATGGTCGTGATGCCAGCCAGGGACACGGCCGACTTCACCGGGGCCATGGGCCGGGGTCTGGTCACCTGGCGTTTTGATCTCTACGTCCTGGTGGCCCGTGGTGAGGTCACCGTGGCTCAGAACAAGCTTGACCAGTACATATCCCCGTCCGGGGAGAAGAGCATCCCTGAAGTCCTGTTCCATAACGCTGACTTGGGACTGGCCGACGGGACGGACGCCTTCGTGGAGGGGGTCCGGGAGTACGGCGGGAAGTTCACCACGGCCCGTATCGAACATGTCGGCGCGATTCTGCGGGTGATCGTCCGCTCCCCCGGAAAGTGAGTGATCAGCAATGTCTCTCCGCACGAAGCAGACCATGAGCGTGGCGACCGGCGCCGGTCCCACCTTCAGCGCGGCCACGGCGTCCGACACGGCGGCCCCCGCACCCAACGTCTGGGCTGAGTACCGGTCCGTCCACTCCGCCGCCACCACGGTGACCGTGGTCGTCCCCGGCAACCTGGGCACCGGCGACGCGTACCCGGACAAGGCCTACACACTGGCCGCCGGTGGCGGAGCCGGGAACATCGTTCCCAGTGAGATCCGGATCCCGCTGGAGAAGTTCATGCAGGATCCGACCACCGGTGTGATCACGATCACCACGTCCCAGCAGACGGGCGTGACCATGGCGATCGTGGAGCGCTGATATGCCGACACGCACGCGTAAGGGAACAGCGCGTCCGGCACAGGACGACGTGCCCCAGATCCAGCCCACGTTCCCGCCCAACCCCGTGCCCCCGGTACGCCAGGCCTCCCAGGAGCCGGAGGAACGCGCGTACGAAGTCACCGGCCCCAAAGAAGTCGGCGGGGTGACGGCGCCGGGGATCGTCCGGCTCACGCTCACGCCAGGAGCTGAAAAGGCCCTGATCGAATCAGGCAACATCGTTCCGGCGAAGGAAGATCAGACTTCGCCGGAAGAAGCGGTCCCGGACAAGCCGGAGCCGGAAGAGCCCATGGCGGGCCCTGAGAAGGAAGGTGACTGATCATGGCCAAGATCGTTCTCCGGGACTGCTACATCGTGGTCAATGCTGTGAACTTCAGCGACCACGTCAGCTCCGTGGAAGTGAACCTGTCGAAGGACGAAGTGGAGACCACGAACTTCTCCGGCCAGGGCCGGGAGCGCGTGGCCGGTCTGAAGGACGACAACTTCGTGATCAACTTCCAGCAGGACTTCGCGGCCGGTGAGGTGGACGCGGTTCTCTACCCGCTGTGGGCCAATGAGACGGAGTTCACGGTGGAAGTCCGGCCCACGTCGTCCGCCGTGTCGGCCACGAACCCGTCCTACAGCGGTACGTGCATCCTGCTGGAGTACCAGCCGCTGTCCGGGTCCGTCGGAGACCTTTCCGAGACCGAAGTGACCTTCCCGACCCAGCGGACCGGCATCACCAGGGCCACGGCCTGAGCCATGGCCTTCAACCAGACTCCGGGCGCCATCCGGTTCCGTGTCACCACGGGGCCGGAGTGGAAGCGCACGGAGCAGGCTCTGAGGCGTATCGACGCCAACGCGGCCGACGACTTCCGTCACCGGCTCCGCTCCGGCGCGGAAGAGCTGGCCGACGAAACCCGGAAGGCCGTGCTGTCCATCCCGGTGACCGGCACCAAACACACCGGGCTGAGGGGCCGTGTCGCAAAGGGTGTCGGCGTAAAGATCACCAGCGCCGGTGTCCAGATCAGCGCGTCCATGAACCAGCAGGACGAACGCAACCTCCCGGCCTACCTGGACGCCCGGGACGGATGGCGCCACCCGGTCTTCGGCAACAAGTCGGTCTGGGTTCGCCAGACCACCGGAGGCTCCTGGTTCAACGAAGTCATCCAGGACGGCCAGCCGGAGCTGGAGCGCCGTCTGACCGAAGTCTGGGAGGACGCGGCGCGCTTCATCGCTGAGGCCGGGTTCGGCCGGTGATCTAGCATCACCCACAGACGGAAGGGACCGGGGCTCACTGCGGGTCACCCGGTCCCTTCCACTAGATCCGCAGCGAACCCGCAGGTAAGCGAGAACAGAAGATCATGACCACTGATGTGGAGCGGGAATCCGGCGCGCCGGTGCCCGTTCAGCCTGTCCCCGTTCCGGCCGCTGAGCCGGAGCCGGAGGAGTACTTCTTCACGAACCCAGGCCAGATCCTGGACAAGGACGATCAGCAGTGGGGGAAGGTCCCGGTCCCTGAGTGGGCGCCCGACGGACACCCCTATCCGGAGCGCTGGATCCTGAAGCTCCGTGGCCTCACCGGCCGGGAGCGTGACCTGTTCGAAGCGTCGATCAACCAGACGCGCGGCGGGAAGCAGAAGCAGAACTTCGACAACTTCCGCGCGCGGCTGATCATCCAGTGCGCCGTGGACCCCAACGGACACAAGCTCTTCAGCCGGGCCGACCTGAAGCGGCTGGGTGAGAAGAGCGCGAAGGCCCTTGACCGGGTCTTCACGGAATGCAACAAGCTGAACGGCTTCACCGAAGAAGACGTGGAGTCCCTGACTGAGGGTTTCGGCGACGACCCGAACGGGGGCTCTACTTCCGGCTAGCGCTGGCCCTGGGCTGGCCCTCTGTCGCATGGGGGCTGGCCCGGATCTCTTCCCTGGAGCTGTCGGAGTGGGAGGCCTACGAACGGGAGTACGGGCCGATCAACGACCGGTGGCGGGATGAGATCCTGGCTCAGCTCCACGAACTGGGCCAGCAGCAAATGAGGCTTCTGGGAGCGGCGCACTTCACGGACAAGAAACACCGGAAGAACCCGGTCCCGGAGCCGAAGAAGGTACCCAGGCCCTGGGTCGTGCACGACGAAGAAGAAGACCAAGATCCGCAGGACTACACGGAGGAGATCCCCGAAGCCTTCTGGGAAGAGGACGACGACCCGGAGGACGAAGACGGGGAGGAGTGAAAGGCGGACACCATGGCCACGGTTACGTCCCTGATGTTCCGCATGAACTCCACGTACAACGGGGAAGGGCTGGCCCAGGCGCGCCGGGACATCGCGCGCCTGGACAGCTCCATGAACGCACTGGAGAAGTCGTACGGGAAGCTGATCCCCGGCGGCCGGGAATTCACTTCGATCCTGCTGGGCCTGGGCCCGGCTATCGCCCCTATCGCTGGCGGCCTGCTGGGAATCGGCGCGGCGGCCGTCACGGCGTTCTCCCTTGCCGGGGCCGCCGTCGGGATATATGCGCTGGCCCTGAAAGGGGCCATCAACGCGACGATCGGAACCGGCTCCGCCTTCAAGGACACACAGCAGGCGATCGACAGAGCGGAACGCCAGCTCCGGTCAGCGGAGAAGGGCACTGAGGAATACACGAAGGCCCAGAAGGATCTGACCGAAGCGACGAAGGCGCACGAAGAGGCCATCCGCGCCATGCCTCCGGTCCAGGAAGCCTTCGCCCGGAGCTACGACAACGCGAAGGCCGCCATATCCGCGTTCAATGACGAGAACGCGAAGTTCACCCTGGGCCCGGCCACCACCATGGTCAACGCCTTCGTGGACGCGCTCCCCAAGATCACTCCGCTCCTGAAGGCCATGGGCCCGCTGGTCCAGCGGATCGCGGACAACATCCGGGGCTGGGTCAATGACGGCGGCCTGGACCGCTTCATCCGGACCCTGATCGTGTACGGCATCCCGGCGTTCGAGAATCTCCACAAGGCCGGGGTGTCCATGCTTACGGTCCTGGGGAACGGCATGCGCACGCTGGCCCCCCTGGGTGTGGAGTTTGCCGGATGGCTGGCGAAGGGTGCGGCCAACCTGGAGAAGTGGGCCAACGGCGGAGGCTTCGGCCGGTTCGTCGGGTGGCTGTTCGAGAACGGTCCCCAGCTCCTCCAGGTGCTGAAGGATCTGGGCCGCTTCCTGGCCAACGTCGGGACGGCCGTGGGCGACATGGCACCGGCCGCGCTCACGGTCTTCGGTGCGTTCCTGAAAGTGCTGGCCAGCTTCCCGCCCGGACTGATCCAGGCACTGGCCTACGCGTGGATCTCCTGGAACGCTGCACTGATCGTCTACAACACGGTTGCCTTCATCGCGGCGGCGGCCACCACGGCCATGACGCTGGCGGCCACCCCGCTGGGCCTGCTCCTGCTGGGAGCGGCGGCCAGCATCGCGATCGTGGTAGCGGCGATCCTCGCACTGGGTGTCGCGATCTTCTTCCTGATCAAGTACTGGGACCAGGTCTGGTCGTTCGTGAAGAACACGGCCCAGACCGTGTGGGGCTGGCTGAAGACGGCATGGGAAGCCACCTGGAACTTCATCGTGGACATCGCGAAGAAGGTCTGGGGCTTCCTGACGAACGGCTGGGGCCAGGTGCTCCTGGCGTTCATGGGCCCGATCGGCCTGCTCATCCTGGTGTGGAAGCACTGGGACATGATCTGGGGCGGGATCAAGGACACGGCGCTGACCGTGTGGGGAGCGATCCGGACGGCCTGGGATGCCACGGTGTCCTGGCTCCTGGACAAGTGGAACGCCGTGACCGGCCCCATCCGGGAGTCCTGGAACACCGTGTGGCCGGAGCTGAAGGAAGCGGCCACGAACGTGTGGAACGTCCTGAAGGCGGCCTGGGGCCTGCTCTGGGACGGGATCACCCTGGTCTGGAACGCCTTCTGGGGGTCGTTCGGCGGCACCTTCAAGACGGCCTGGACCGGTGCCACGGCCACGGCTCAGGCGGCCTGGGACACCCTGACTTCCGCATGGTCTCTGGTGTGGGCCGTGATCAAGGGGACCTTCGACACGGGCTGGGCCCTGCTGAAGGGGGCCTGGGACATCGGGTGGGCCTACCTGACCGGCACGGCGAAGATCGCCTGGGCCGTCCTGACCGGCGCGTGGCAAGTCGTCTGGTCCGTGGTCAAGGGGATCTGGGACACCTTCTACGCTCTGTTCTCCGGCGTGTTCACTACGGCGTGGAACACGATCGTGGCCATAGCCACCGGGGTCTGGAACATCATCAAGGCCGCCTGGGACGCGCTGTGGAAGGTCGTCACTGCGATCTTCGTAACCTTCCTGGCGATCTTCACGGGCAACTGGGGGAAGGCCTGGAACACGATCAAGGACGCGGCCTCCGCCATCTGGGATCTGATGAAGACCCTGTGGCAGACCTTCCTGAACGTCATGACCACGCTCCTTACCGGGTTCATCAATACCGGGAAGGCCGTGTGGAATGCCTTCTGGAATGCGATCAAGGATGTGGCCACCACCTTCTGGAATGCGATCAAGAATCTCTTCCAGGTCACCCTTGCGGCGATCAAGAACCTGTGGGACACAACCTGGAATGCGGTGAAGAACTTCTTCCAGACCCTGGTCAACACCATCGTGTCGATTGCTCAGGCCGCCTGGACGACATTCCGCAATGCCCTGAACACGTTCCTCACTGCGGTGAAGTCCGCCTGGAACACAGCATGGGCGGCCGTCCGGGACTTCTTCACGGCGTTCAAGGACGGCGTGATCGCCACGGCCACGACTCTTTGGAATTCGATCAGGACGGCCTTCTCCGCCGGATCGACCTGGCTCAGGACCACGTTCTGGAATCCCGTCCGGGACTTCTTCACGAAGACCATTCCGGGCGCGTTCAACGATGCCGTGTCCCTGCTGGGGAAGGGCTGGGACAAGATCCGAAAACTGGTCCGGGACCCCATCCAGGCGGTTGTGAACGTTGTCTACAACAACGGGATTGTAAAGCTCTGGAACATCGTGGCCGGTGCCTTCGGTGCTCCGAAGCTGAACGCCTTCACGCTCCCCCAGTTCAAGGAAGGCGGACCCACCGGGCCGGGCTCCCCCAACGGCATGCCCGCGATCGTCCATCCGAACGAACACGTCTGGACGTCCCAGGAAGTCCAGGCCGCCGGTGGTCACCAGGCCGTGGCGCGCATGCGCTCCGCCGTGCTGGGTGGCAAGCCGGTGAGGACGTACGGGACCACATCCTTCGATGACGGCGGCGGCCTGTTCGGCACGGGCTTCGGGCCGGACGTCGGACCGGACCTGGTGCCCGACGGGATCATTAAGAACGCGCTGGGGAAGCTGAAGGATCTGGCGCTGGGTGCGATCTCCGGCCCCTTCAGCGCGGCCGTGGACGGGGTGGCCAGCCTGGGTAAGAAGGCCGTCCGCGCCGTGGTGCCCGGTGACGGCCTGCTCCTGGAGAAGCTGGGCACCGGCATGGTCGACAAGGTGGCCGACACGATCAAGTCGTGGGTGAAGACCAACGACGTGGCCCCGACGATCGCCGGTGGGTCCGTCGAAGCGGCCCTTGCCTGGGCCAAGTCCCAGGTGGGCAAGCCGTACCAGTGGGGAGGAGTCGGCCCGGCCGGGTACGACTGTTCCGGGTTCATGAGCGCGATCCAGAACGTGATCATGGGGAAGAAGGCCAACCAGCGCGTATGGGCCACCGGCGCCTTCAACGGCTCCAACGCGCCGTCCGGCTGGAAGCGTTCGGAGAAGGCTCCCTTCATGGTCGGCATCACGAACGCCGGTGTGGGCCACACGGCCGGGACGCTGAACGGGGTCAACGTGGAGTCCGCCGGTGGGGTGGGCGTCCGGGTCGGCGCGTCGGCGCGCGGCTACAACAACGGGATGTTCACCGACTGGTACGGCTTCCTGCCCAGCAAGAGCGCCAGTGGAGGAACGTCCGTGTCCGCCGCGAAGGCGACCGGAAAGGCCATGATGTCCAGCTTCGGGTTCGCCGGTTCCCAGTGGCCGGACCTGGAGGCCCTGTGGACCCGTGAGTCCGGCTGGCGCTGGAACGCGGACAACCCGACGTCGGACGCGTACGGCATCCCCCAGGCCCTCCCCGGCTCCAAGATGAAGTCCAGCGGAGCCGACTGGAGGACCAACCCCCGCACACAGATCCACTGGGGGCTGGGCTACATCAAGGGCCGGTACGGTTCCCCGGCGAAGGCCAACAGCTTCCAGAAGGCCAACAACTGGTACGCGTCGGGTACCCCGGGCGCCAATGCCGGGTGGGCCACAGTCGGGGAACAGGGCCTGGAGCGTGTCCGGTTCCGGGGCGGGGAGAAGGTGGACCCGATGCGGGACCTGATCCGGGAGACCGGCTCCGGCGGGGACACCCATGTGACCGTGGAGATTGACGCTCGCGGCGCCACCCCGGCCGCCGTGGACAAGCTCCAGCGTGAGTTCCCGGACACGCTCCGGATCGCCCTGGCCCAGGGAGTGGGGAAGAAGTCATGACCCAGTTGAGCCATATCTGTGTGGGCGACTACCGGAACGAAGGTTGGGGGCTGGTCGGCGCCATCCAGGCCTTCCTGTGCTGGAACAACGACGACGACGGAAAGTACTGCTTCAACCCCCCGCACAAGGGGCGCTGTGCGGTCCGCTTCCCCTTCGACATAGCCACGATCCCGGAAGGGGCCGTGATCACGTCGGTCACCATCAAGGTCCGCGCGCGCAAGATGGACAGCGCGAACCGAAAGCTGACGATCAACGTGCTGTGTGAGGACGACCCGTCCCGGTTCACCTCCCGGACGATCCCGCTCACCCAGACGATCGCTGACTATGAGGTGGCCACCTACACCCGGGACCCGATCGGCCTGGTTTGGGACATCCACCGGATCAACAAGCTGTTGTGCCAGGTCTTCAGCTATGACTCCGTGCTCCATTGCATCCGGGTGTACAAGGTCTTCGCGGTCATCAACTACCGGGTCCGGCCGACTGTCACCGTGGACAACCCCACCGGTACGGTCCTGACCCCGTCGCCCACGATCAGTTGGACGTACTTCCAGGCGGACGGAGACCTCCAGTCGAAGGCCCAGTACAAGGTCTTCACGTCGCTCCAGGTGGCCGCCAGCTCCTTCAACCCGGACACCACGGACCCCGTGTACCAGGCCACGGCGACGGGGGACACGACGTCCCTCACACTGCC